CTGGTAAATTGTGGATCATCATTTGCTGTTCCAGTGAGTGTGTACCCTGGCTGCACATATGAATATGCAGACGGATCCAACGCACGAGAATAACAATACACAGGCTCAGATGAAGCCGCGAGCGCTGCAAGCGCAATCACGACTGATCCGGGCAACTTGCGAATGGATGATTCAGTGAATGTACCGGTGTTATAAACGGTGTAGTTAGGTATGGGGGCAATAATAAGCCTGCCTTGTGCAGCAGTTGCTCCAGCCAGAGACAAAATGTTGGAGATACGAATACCTCCACTAATCATGCGAGAAGCAACCGAATTGGTTGATGCAAGCATGCCGGATGTATAATCGGACCAGGCAAAATTTTGCGCGCCGACAGTGGTGAACTGTGTGGCAGTCGCAGTTATTGACTGGGTCTGATTACGTCCGGATACGCCAAACTGTAGTAATGTTCCTGCCGCTCCGAGTGCATTGACGGAGATGGACAGATCATCGCGCGAGGTTACGGTGAATGAAGCGTTGCCATCAAAATCTGGCAGCTTTACTCCAACCGCTTCCGGTGCGAAGGGATCAATTACAGCAAGGACGTATTGTCTCGGATTGGACAGCAGGCCACTAGGCCTCCCAAATACGTCTTTGGTACGCGCACGTGTGCCAGCTCGGAGCTTAGCTCTACGTTTACGCGCGGATTGGTTGATGGTGTTAGGTTTATTCATGGTGGATATGTTGTAATAAACTTATCCCGGGTTGAAGAGCATTCGGACGCTCAACTATCATGTTTCCCAACTGTTCCATCGTGGCACTACCAAACGCCTCCTCCATAGCAACTTGTGCATCAGGGAGTACCCCAAAGGCGGCATAATACGATGCTCGCGCCTCCGGAGTGATATGGGTTGAACTCAACTCCAAGCCTGCCAATTTCTGGTTCCAGCTTGTGTTGTGGAATACGGTTCTGATGAGCCCTGCACTAGCATTGATTCCCAAGCGCTCGAAAGCACTATAGAAGGCATGTTGTACTGGAACTCCAGCCGTGGCATGCGCTCCGCACTGCCCGACGGCATTTAACCACTTACGATATGTTCTGTCATTTGGAACTGTGACAAGACACATAGGGTCTTTTGTAAACACCGCATGATGTTTACGAACCATTATCCACCCATTGGACGTTTGTATCGGTTGCGTTTGGCAAAACTCAATATGCTCGAAACGGCGTACGGCGGGCTCTGTCGTCATAGCAAAACCATGACCCCGGAACCACGCATCCAGCTCGTATTCAAATCTTACTAAATCCTCATTCTCCATGAAAACAACACAATCGTCACCATTATTGGCGAGCTCTATTGTGATGTTGCGCTGCCGCGCAAAGGATTGTATCAATGCACACATGATAATGCAATTACCAAGTGAAGTGTTTAGGTCACCACTAGACCGCGTGCCATGAACGGAAAATTCTACTTTCCCGTCCAGAGCGTACGCGATACCAGCGTTTTCTTCCTGCCACTTGAGTAGACGCCGCAGTTCCTGCAACCCGGAAACAAGCTTCGGTAGAATGAATG